TCATGATTTATTTATTATATAAGATTCGTGATAATTTCTAAGTTGTTCCTGAAGCTGTTCTTCTGTAAAATTTCCTTCCAACTCCATAATTAAATTTCCTTTATGATCTATAATCTTATATTTGTTTTCAGCTATTTGTATAAGTTTCATAGAATCACCTCTATTTAATTATAACAAAAAGTCGGCAGGGGAATATATTACTACCGACTTTCTAGGATTTAATAAGTAGAACAATATTATTAGTTTGTATGCTTACAACTATAATATGATATATAATATTAAAATATTCATTAGATATTTGCAAAAAAAGAATCGGGGGGACCGATTCTTTTTGAGGATCTTAATAATATATCTTTTAAAAATGAAATTAATATAAATGGTTGAATTTTTATGGAATGTTTATATGGGGAACAATTAATATGTTCGAATAACTTAATGATTATAACTTTTTATAAAAATAATATTAATATAATTTAGTTTGTTAATATTATTATACCATTAACTTTAGGGAATTATATGAATATTGATTTAAACTATAAAAGAGAAGGGTAAGATTATAAAATCTTATCCATTTCTTTTGGTTTGAAAAAAGTCCTAAGTTGCTGAAGGATACTTTATTTGAAAAAATCACAAAAAAGTTGACAAAATCTCAGCAAAAAAATTAAGATTATTTATAGTTTTAGTATGTGATTACACCCTATTATTTTTTAAGAACCTTATTAATTTAAGGTTCTTTTTATTACAATAAATAAATTTATATTATTGTTTATCTTTTAATTTTACTTCTTGTTCTAATGTATCATCATTATAAAATGAATTATTTAGAAGTTTAATAACTAAATTAATTAATAACATACTTCTCTTAATAAAAATATATATAAGAAATCCTGAAATATACAGTAAACATAATCTAATATATATTATTTTAAAATCACAATTACTATATATTATTGCCAAGAAAATAATTGTTAAAATTCCAGTAGATATAGCAATTTTTATAGATGATATTAAGTATTTAACTTTATTATATTTTTTTATAAGTTTTAAAATTCTTTTATCACACATTGAAATTAAAACTGTTGCTACAGTAATCACTGCACCAACAAATATAGATAAAATTGTTATTATTACAGTAAGTAGATCTTGAAATTTTACTATACTTGTATTAAATAATATATATTTTATTATTTTATCATTATAATTTAGTTTATAAAAAATTATAATGATAATAGTTAAAAAAATATTATAAGTCATAAAATTTTTAAAATATTTTTTATATTTCATAGATCTACCTCCTAGTTATTTTTAGTTTTCAGTGAATTTTTTGCATTTATCAAAAGTCTTCATTAATGCCTCATCTAAACGTATATTCATAGCTGCTAATATTTTATTAAAAGTTTTAGGATCATTTTTTGATATCTCTATTGATATATTATCATAAACTTTATTATTAATTAAATCAATTAATCTAACATTATCATGTTCTACCATTTTAACTTTTATAGTGTTAGTTACATCTTTATTTCTTTTAAAAAAATCTACTATTGATTTTAAACTATCTTTTCCTAAAAATTTTTTTGTTCTACCAACATTTAATTCTATTTTCCCATTAATTGCAGATAAATTATTAGCTATCTTTGCTAAAAATTCTATACTTTCATCATCTTCCATATTATCTAATTCTAATATCTTTTTAATATCAGTATAACCTATTATAACACTTTTATAATTTATATTTTCATCATAAGAAATATCTGTATACTTATCTTTATATACTATAGCAGATAAATTAATTTTATCTTCAATATAATCAGATAAAAAATGTGAAACTCCAGTAAAGGATATACTAGCCCTATTATTTTGTAATGCTATTATTTTACTTTTTTCATCATATAGCATACAACATTCTTGTCCAACAAATTCATCATCATCTAATGATTCAGCCTGATTTGTTTTATCACTTAGCTTCGTTATGAATGGAGCATCTATTTTATTCCTCAAAAAGCATAATGACCATCTTTTTATTTTTTCATTATACTTAATTTCTTTTAATTGTATATTTCCTTCACCCTCTATTAATATACGATCTTGAGGAGGTATTTTAACCAATTGATTAAATATGATAGTCAAATTTACCAACCTTTGCTCCCCTCTACCATTTTCTGTGATTGCATAAAAATAATTAGTTTTAAATTTTCTTGCTGTCATATGTATCCTTTCTATCTCAAAAAACATATGGTATAATATATATAATTGAGAATAATTTTATTTTAAAGAACTTATCCTATAGTAAAATGTGATAGGTTCTTTTTTATTTTACAATATATTAATAAATTGGACAATATACCATATAAATGAAATTAAGGTATTATATTTACATTTTATATATGTTAAAATTTACATATTGAAATAAATATACTTAAGTAGAAAATATGAGAAGCTGGAGTATTATATGAAAATGAATGGATAAAAAAAGAACTGATTGAGTATGTTAGAAATTATTTAGATTCATATCAAATATAACATAATGTTTATATATGTTACTTTAAATGTAATAAACATTATATAGAAATAATATGAAACGATAATTTTTTTATAAATATATGTTTTTATTACATATAATTTAGATAAAGATTACCACTTTCAAAGAGGTGAATTCAAGATAGATTAATTATTTTATTAAAAGGAGTTGTAATTAAAATGGAAAAGCTTAATAGAGAAGAAATTATAGAATTAATAAATTCTATAAAGAATCCTAAAGATGAATGGTCAGAAGATATGGTTGATAAATTAATATTTAAATTAGAAGAAAATGTTATTTATCCAGATCCAATTAATTTAATATTTTATACTGAGCTATCTTCTGAAGAAATTGCAGATAAAATATTAAATTATAAACCAATAATATTATAAAATCAGATATAGGAACTTTAACCTTAATTGCACACTGATGATTATCAATATATGTAATTATATAATTAAAACCTCTAGAAGAATTTTATTCTAGAGGTTTTAGGGTTTATATCTAAATATAAATTAATTATTCAGATTTAACATCATTTACCCATGTAGTTAGGCTATTCCTTAAATCTTCACATTCTTCTTTATTTAACCATTGAGTATCAAACCATATTTCTTTGTTATCTGCCATTAAATAGCAGTTAATTCCTTCAAAATATTTCATTATACTAGGTAAATACACACCCCATTCTCCATATGGAAGGTATTGTGTGATAATCCATTTACCATTATCATCACTTCTTGTATCGTAATATAAGTCTCCTAAATCAACTTTTAATTTTTCTATTTGCTCATCTGATAAATACTGAGTTATTATCCATATATTTTTACTATAGCTAAGTGCATATGTACTAAACCCCTTAAAATAAGGTAAAACATACGGAAGATAAACCCCATATTTTTCACAATTAAATATTTTTGTTTCTATATAATATTTAGTATTATCAGCTGGTGGTTCAAATGGGATATTAGGATCTACAGCATTACATATAGCATATCCTAATTGCTCCCAAGAATATTTATTATAAACATCTATATCTTTTTGAGAATCACAGAAACAAGTTTCTACTATTATGTTAGGTGCATCAATAGCTCTCATTTCATAATATCTGCTATTATATTTAACACCTCTGTTATAGAAACCTAATTTAGATAAATTATTAACTAATTTTTTAGCAGTATTTTCAGCTCTACAGCATGGACTATGTACCCAACATTCTGTACCATGACCTTCTCCATTCGAAGCATTCATATGCAAGCTTAAGAATATATCAATATATTGTCTATTTGCTTCTCTAGCACCTTCCACTAATTCTTCATTAGCTGTATATTTATTGCTATTACAGTTAATAACCGTATGTCCATATTTTTCAAATATTTGTGTTGTAATATAGTCTAATTGTTTCATTTGTTGGTGTTCATCAACAATACCAACAGCTCCTATACAATTATCACTATGACCTGCTCTTTTCCCTATAATCATAAAAAACATCTCCTTTTAGATTAAAAAAGAGAGCTTATTTGCTCCCTGAATTTTTATTTATTTATTGTTTGCTTTACTAATTGGTTAGTTCCTATGGCTCCAAATGCACATATAATACCTTGTAATATGCTTGTAGGATTTATTCCCATAATTGATATACTAAAACCTATACCTAGAATTAATATTATCCAAGGAATAAACCAATCCTGTATTTTAGGAGTAGATTTTAAAAATACTCCTATCACATATAGTGCAGCTACTAAAATTAATAACTGTTCAGGTACAAATTTAATTATATTATCCATAAAAACATCTCCTTAAAATTATTTTTCTATTTTATTTTTTATATCTTCTACATCCTTCTGAACTTTTTCTATAACATTAAATTTATTTGCTAAATCTTGAATTATAGTTTGATTCTTATCTATAGTTGTTTGATATTTATCTTCTCTTTTGCTGTTAGTCTTAAGAACATAAAGCAGTAAATAAGTAAATAGACAAGCGAATATTCCTTGACTTACTACCATCTTCCATAATTCCGTATCCAAATAATCACGTCCTTTCTATAATTGAGCATAAAAAAAGAGTAGTATTTAACTACTCAATATTAGTAAAAATTTAATTGTTCCTTATTATTAATTATTTTTATATCTCTTAAAGAATTCACTTTCATTAATATTATTAATATACTTTGTGCTTAGAGCTATATTCTTGCTTGCATTATAATCTGCATTAAACTTTCTATTACACGCTTTACACTCAAACTGCTCTTGAGAAATGCGTTGACCTTCATCATAATTTCCACAAATATGGCAAGTTTGTGATGTAAGATATGGATCAATCTTTTTTACTATTATTCCATATTTTTTTGCTTTATTTTCAATTTTAGTTTGTAAATCATAATAACTCCAATTTCTTTTTATTCTGTTACTTTTTTGAGGTTGTAAAGTTAAAAATAAATCTTTTTCTCTAGCTGCTAATGATAAGTATTCCAAATTTATAACACCACAACAATTTTTTATTGAATATTCAATTATTCTCTTACTAATCATATGATTATATGTGTTAACAAAATCCTTTTCTTTGTCCTTTAATCTATTTAGAGCTTGTAACTTCTTTCCTCTTCCATGTCCCCCTTTAATTAAAGTTAATGCCATCTGTAATTTTCTCATTCTAGATTGCAATTGAGTTCTAACTCTAAGAAAATCTTCTATATCTCCAAATGCTCTACAATATTCTACATCATTAAAACTAGCATATGCAGGAATTTTCATTCCTAAATCTACTCCCATTACTCTTCCTTCTATAAAATTATTTTCAGAAGTATTTATAGGTATATCTATTGTTAAGTTTAGTATTATGTTATTTTTATTATCAAATTGTAATGAACTATCACATACTTTGTATTTTTCATTATTCATGCATTGATGTAATGTATGACGTAATTCTATATTGTTTTTTATTTTATTGCCCAATTCCACTTTAAATGTTATTCCTGCAATCCACTTAATAAAAACATTATCTTTATTATAATAAAAATTTAGCAATCTTCCTCTAATCAATAACGGATAATCTCTTTTATAAGCTGTAGGCTTTCTTTCACCTCTTTTTCCACCATTATTAAGATAAAAATCAAAATCTTTTTTCAACCTATTTTGCACTAATGATTTATTATCTTTATATTGAAATGGAATTTCATCAAGCCTTGTATACATATCTTCCACATAATGATTTTTAAATTGCTCTGATAAGTTTTTAGTTTCTAATTCTAATTCTACTTTTTCATTTTCTAATATTTTTATCTCATGTTTTAACTTATTTATATCTGATTCAAATTTTAAAATTTTCTCTTCTTCTAGCTTATTATTTTCTTTTTTTATCTTATCTTCCATATAATAAATTTTTTTCTTTTTTTTATTAATTTCATTATTTTTATAAATAATTTTAGTACTTTCTGCTGTATTTAACATATGATCTGCTATTAAAAATGCCATTCCATTATTTAATGCTCTATATTGGTTATATTGCTCATCTTTTATCCATTTTAATTGCTGTATTCTTAATTCTTCATCTGCCATTATAGATAATTTTAATTTTCTAACTGTTATCAAAATTAAGTACTCCTTTTATATAGCTAAATTTCTAATTTATAAATCAGTTCGTATATAAAAATCTTTGAATGATTCATATTCTATATAGTTAAGTTATTACACTATATTTCTTTTAAATTAATACTTGCTCCACGTACATTCATATTCTATATAGTTAAGTTATTACGATTAATAAAAGCAGGTAGTGGAGTAGCTAGTTTCTTATTCATATTCTATATAGTTAAGTTATTACATATCTTCTTTTCTCATTTAATCCCCCTGTTTAAAAATTCATATTCTATATAGTTAAGTTATTACTGAAGTTAATTCTGATGTAGCTGAAATGTATTTGTAATTCATATTCTATATAGTTAAGTTATTACATACGTTGACAGCTTTTGGATTATCTGCAAAAGACGCATTCATATTCTATATAGTTAAGTTATTACTTTGCAAGAAATTGTGAAATGGGCAAAGATAGGTGTATTCATATTCTATATAGTTAAGTTATTACTTTAAAATTAATTTAATATAAACTTTCATTTGCATAATTCATATTCTATATAGTTAAGTTATTACCCTAATGTAAATATAGTTATAGTGCTATTATTCATCTTTAAAACGAAAGTTTTTGCAGTAATTCTATAGTAATATTTTATTAACAAAATTAAAAATACATGTAATATATTGATGCAACTAACTTTAAGGCATATTTAATGAAAATTTGATTTACTGCAAAATTATTTTTTAGAATAGTATGTCGGTAACATATTGACATACATTAACCCTTTTGCCGAGTGATATAATCCTCTAACCAAAGACGTTGAATCGCCTTAACTTGTTAAATATTATTTTCTTTTTAAATGATTAAAAGCATCTATAAAATTGTTAAATAAATTTTTCGTTGATATTAAATAATATTTATTACTATTATCTAACCTACACCATAAAGCAGTTTCTCTTTTATTAGGTTTAATTTTAATTGCTTTATAAATATGATTTTTTCTTATTGCATACACTTTAATCACTCCAATTTTATTACTATCTATAATAATTGACTAATAAATTAGATTTTATACATTATAAAAAGAGAAATAAAAAAGACTATCTAAAGTCCTCATCTATTTCTCTAATATATGACCTATATGATTCCCTCTGTATGCTCTAATATATAATTTTCTATAGCTTTTCTATAAACTTGATTAGTTACATCATCTATAACATATGTCTTATGTGTTTTAGGATTTTCTCCCTTCTCCATTATTCTTCTTGCTGCTATCTCCACAACTACCATATTAACTTCCATTATAAAATACCTCCTACTTCTTTATCATTTTGTAATAAAATTTGATTTTCTAATTTTTTATTTTCTTTTCTTAATTTTTCTTCTTCTGTTTCTATATGTTCTTTATATTTTGTTATAACAATAATATATTTTAATTCAGATTTTCCTACTTTTGTAACATCTATATGATATTCTAAAGCTTCTCTAAAATTATTATCATTATAAGCAAATGGTAAATCTAAGATTCCTAATTCCTTAGGTCTAAACCAATCTGGAATAGTACCCTCCATTTCTCCAAAAGTGCCGTTAAGTATATTTCCATTTTCTTTATTGTAAATTAATCTATATCCTATTTTTTTCACATCCATATTAGCCTAACCTCCTACTACTGTATAGTCAATTTTAAAAGCATCTTTATATTCAAAATTAGCAGGCCAAGATTCATTTGTAATTTTAAAAATAAAACCGTTACTATTAGGTGTAATTTCCGCTATAAGGGTTTCATGGTCAGCATTATAATAGAATACTGCATTTTCTACATTGTTATAGCTAGAAACTTTTACATATTTATTTTGTTCCACATAAATCATAAGTCTAAAAGGATAAATATAACGAAGACCTTTATATTCTCCATTTATTAATATCATTTTAGGTTGAAATCCTGTAGTTATGTTAAAAGTTAAATTTTTCATTGCTGTCCAACTAGCACCTGAGCTATAAGTTTCCCACGAAGTTAAACCAGATGAACCTTTTAAAGTTTTTAATGCTTTAATATTATCTATGCTATCAACTAAACTTTGCAGATTGTCATTATAATTTTTATAAATACCTTTAGATGCTAACTTCGTTACAAAGTTGCTTTTAATATTATTAGTTTTATTTTTTAGGGTAGAAAAACTGTCACTTTTACTTAAAGGATTTCCGATAACGTCTACCCACAATTTTTTACCGTTATCGGCAAATGTAAAAAGTTCATCCAAAGCTCCTTCTACGTTTTTAGATGAAAAATTATTGCTTGAATCCTTAATACTAACCTTTTCAGCTGTAAGTTCTATATTTTTCACTTGTTCATTTGTTTCATTTATTTTATTTTGTAAAAACTGTAAGTCTTTCTGCGTAGCAAGAATAACTGTAGGATCTACTTTTAAAGTAACATTAGCTGCATTACTAACTTCTAGTATCATTCTAATTTTTAAATCTTTAAGACTACCCTCACTTGTAACTGGTTTATATGTTTCAGGATACTTTCCTATAGCTATAAGATTATTTTCATTATCAAAAACACCAGCTTCACGAATCATAAATCCGCCAATATCTCCAGGTAATAATGTTTCTATTACTATCCAATTAGGGTTTTCTTTGTCTACTGAAATAGAGTTTACATTTCCTTCCCAAACTTTATGTTTAAGTTCTGTTTGGTCCTCTGTTGGATTATAGTAAGTTCCTCCTCCGTCTCCAACCTGTAATTTGGTTATATTTAATTTAGTACCCAATGCATTAGCATTAGCTATTTTTGCTTTACCTGTTGCAGTTAATATAGTATAAAATTGTTCTGCCAAAATTAGTCCTCCCTTCTAGGATAAATTGTAGTAATATCTATTCCTGTGTTATTCCCTATAGCCACATTTACTTTACCTTTACTTTCTATATCTTTAGGACTCCATGGATATACAGTAAGTTCCTCTCCTCCTAAACTTGCACATGCATAATATAGATTCGTCTTTATTTTATTTATCAAAATTGATTTTAAAATTATGTTACAAGGAATTATATATCTGAAATTATCAACTATTTCATTAAAAGCGTTCCAATCAAAAGTATTTATTTCAACCTTTAATATATATTCATTATTAATTACCTCAACTTTATAATTACCTTCGCCAAATAAAGTTTTAAGTTTATATTCAAGAGATCTATGAGTTATAGGCATCTTATCCATTTTTCTATTTTTAATTCTTAGCTTTCTAAACTCTAAAGTTTCATTTTCTAAATCAGCTCTAATTTTAAAAAGCTTTTCTTGATGTTTTATTCCCTGCTCTGTAGCTGTATCTATAAAATTTTCATATAAAATTCTTTTTTGTCCTTTTTCTAAATCTTCTAATTCATAATTTTCTACATCCATTACTACTTTAAAATCTTGTATTTTAGATATTTCAGGTGGCAAAAAATCAATTAATTTCTTTTTCATTTAGTCCCACCTCTTTCAATACTGGAACTTCTTCAGGACCTAAAGACAAATTTTCCTCTTTCCCATTGACTGAAGTATTAAATAAATCAGCAATGCCTTCAATATTTAATATTCTTGCTTCAATTTGACTTATTCTAACTATTGTATTATCCTCTGTATCCCATTTTTTTCTAAGTTCCTTAAGATAATCATTTATAATCTTTTTTATATCTTCTTGTACTTGTCCAATAGTTAATCCTCTCTTTAAAAGAAGTTTAGTATTTATAGTTATATCTATATTTTTTGCACCATTTACAGTAACTACATGCCCAACTGGAGCAAGTCCTAATCCTTTTCCTTTATTTTGCACTGGATCTAAAACTGTTTGCACTTTATTAACTAATTCTGTTGTAGGCACATTATAATCACTATCTAGAAATATTATCTTTACAGTACCTCCACCATTCCATATAGGAAAAACTTTAACAGTTCCAACACTTTCTATTGCTCTAGTACGAACTTTATAGTCCGCTATATTTCCACCAAATGCTTTCTCGTTAAGATGTTCTATATATCTATTAAAAAGACTTTCATTTGTTTCTAAATCTTCTCCTGGAAATATAATATCCTGGAGTTTAGCTATAGATAAATTTTCTATATATTCAATAGGAATTAATAATCCTGTTATAAAATTACTTTCAATTCCTTTACTTTCTGATTGCATTTCATAAATACCAGTAGAAATCTTTTTTATAGCTATAAAATTAAAATCTCCTATAGAAAATCTTGATTTTAAAGGTATATCCATTAAATTATTATCTTGGTCATAAAAATATCCTTTTTTAACTGCATAGGTTGAATCTTCTCTCTTCATTCCTTCTTCTGCTACTCTTAAATCTAAAAGTTCTAGTGGCATATCAGGACTTGCAAAAGTACATTTTAAAAAATAATCCATATCTGAATACATTCTTGCTACTTCTTGTGCTGCTGGAGCTAATGCATTATAAATAATAGAACCTTCTCTTTTATCTAAATCATCAGGTATTTTATTTAACATCCTCATTAAAATAACCTGTTCAGTTTGGCCTTCAAACATTACATTACCTCCTTTTCTATATCAAAATCTCCATAAAAAGAAAAGACAGTAAACTTTACTAGCATACTATCCTTGTTATATTCAAATATAAAATTATCTACATTACTAACTCTATCATCTTGAATTAAAGCTTCTCTAATTCTTCTTTTATATTCACTTTCAGCAATATCTCTATCCTTTCCTATAAGTCCCTTTAATTCACTTCCATAATTACTACTATATATAAGGTATTCAAATCTTTCTGTATTCAAAATTAAATATATAGACTGTTTTAAAGCATCTAACTTATCACAAAAGCCTACAACTTTTCCACTATCAAAATCTATCTTATATGTTTTAGAAGGTTCTATATAATTATCTTTTATTTTTATATCTTCATTTAATAATGCTCCCTGTGGCAATATATTAACTTCACTCATATATTTCACACCACCTTATCTAAAATAAGATACTCATCTCCGCCCTGAAGTCTAAGAAGTATTACCTTATCACCAGATTTAAGTCCTTCTCTAATTACAACTTTACCTAATGAAATAGATGTTAAACCTTCAGTAAAATTATGCATATGAGAAAAATCTATTTCATACCTAGTTAAACTTTCAGGAATAATAAAAAACTTTTTTGATAATATTCTTTTTTGATCTATCTTTATCTTAAAATCTTTTATATCTAATACTTCTCCAAATAAAATATTAACTGGATTAGTAGCGTTTACTGCTCCCAGTCCAGCCTTCTTTATAGTTTCTATCATACCCATAATCACACCACCTTTAAATCAAAATCCATTACAAGTTGTCCTTTAGAAAATTTATGTGTAGCTTCTTCTATTAAATAGAATTGATTTATCCCTTTTTCCTTTATTTCCACATATACTCCTGCTCCAGCTCTAAGTTTTAAATCTGCGTTTATATCTGTACTTATAACATCTTTAAGCTTTAGTGTTTTCTTTTCTCTATTTTTTAATTTAAGAGTAGAATCAATCATTTGCTTAATCTGTGCTGGATTCATTTTTTCATCAACTTTTTTATAATATTGAAGTCTTCCCCATTTAGCTATACTACTGCTATCCTGTTCTATATAAACATCTCTTCCTTTAGTTTCTTTATTATCTCTTACTATCTTTATTCTGTTATATGTTTCAGAATCAATACTATTCTTATATTCATATTTTCCTAAATTACTATCATCACTTATTACCGCTTCCTGTCTCATATTATTTATATTTTTAAGAGTTATATACCCGAAATCATCATATAGTACATATGTCTGCTTTGTGCTAGTAAGGGTTTTATCTAAAGCACTATAAATTATATCTAAAAGTTTTTTATTATCTTCTGTAAAAGCTGGAATAGTATATAAAGTATCCTCAATAGTTCCAAGTCTTAAATTAATATCTTCTACAATTTGAGTTATTACATTACTTGCCTTTTTATTTTCAAAAACATAAGTATCTTGAAATAATAAATATCTCAATTGATCATATGCAGTTATTTTTATTTCTTGGCCATCATCTCCACTATTTTCAAAGAAATAACCATAAAATACTTTATTACCATCTACTTTAAAGCTAATTACATAACCATTTTCTATTTTAATTAAATCATCTTTTATAAGTTTAATAGATAAACTAGAAGGCTTTCCTTTTCTTTTAGTTTTCCAAGTTATTTCACTTACTAAATCACTTATATCAAATATATTCCCTTTTTTATCATCTAATAACAATTGAATATGCATATAGTCACCACCTATGGAATTTTTAAAACTTGTCCATTATAAATAATATTAGGATTTTTAATTTTATCTTTGTTTATGTTATAGATTTCTGGCCATCTATTACCATTTCCTAAATATTTTTTAGCTAAATGCCAAAGAGTATCTCCTTCAACAACAGTATGAATTTTAGGAGTTTGAGGACTACTTTGCCTTATATTATTGTTTGTAATTTTAGTAACAACACTATTATTACTTGAATTATTATTAGTTTTTATAATTACTTTTTTTGCTACATACTTTTGATATCTTTTAAGTTCTAAATTATAATAGATATCTCCTACTTCTCCACCATTTTCATTTAATTTAAAATTTTCTATAGTAAATAAGTCGTTAACTTCTAAAGCTCCTCCTACAAATATAAATCTTATCTTTTGTTTCTTTTCTCTCCATTCTCTAATTTTGGAAATATAAAAACTCGGTTCAAATAATTGTTCCGAGCTTAAATATGGTCCTTTATGTTTAGGAAAATAACTTTCAAAACTTATTTCCGTTAATTTTGGTTTATTTATTATATTTATATCACCTAGATTAATTAAGTTATATATTTTATTATTACTATTTTCACTAATCTCTATTTTTTCAGGAAGTACTGGAATTATAAAACCTTCCTCACCATTATTTATACCTAAATACATTTTATAACCCATTATGCATACAACCCTTCTGCACTATTAGCAAGTTCTTCTTCCATATAAGATTCTATTTTAGATATTATCTTACTTATATCAGCTTCTTCTTTAATATCTCCAGTAGTAATCTGTACACTTGGAGATAATGTTGTAAAGTTTTGTATACTTTCCTGCTCTGCTAAATCTCTAAGCATTTGAAGATGTTCATTTGATACATCCATTTTATCATCTATATTCTTAAGATGATCGTGAGCTCCTTTGGCATGTTTTCCTAATTTATTTTTATCTGGAGCCATAGCTAATGTTCCTGGTCCCTGTGCTGCATTCCATGCATTAATTTGATCATTATTTGCTACCATTTTATTAGGATTAGGTACTGTTCCTAAACCACCAAACATATCTTTTATTCCACTTACAAGTCCAGCACCTTTACTATATCCATAATTAAATTCATTTCCATAATCCTTCATTTCCATTTTAGGAGCAGTCCAGTAATCTTCAGGTGGAGGTCCAATATCTATCTTTAAAGAACTGGAACTAAAATCTCCTATTAAATCACTTAAAAATGGTATTTTCTTAACCATACCTACTATAGAATCTAATGCACTACCAACAAAAGAAACTATATTATTCCAAATGTTAGCAAATAAAGCTTGCATAGAATATAAAGGATGATTAAATACGTTCGCCAAAAATTCTGCTAAACTAGCAAATCCATTCCACACAAAAGCTATCTTATTATATATAAAAGCAAATAAAACTCCAAAACATCCACCTATAAATCCAACAACTTGTTCTGCTGTTACACCACATTGCATCATTATATATATAAATAATGCTATAGATCCTATAACTAACATTATTGGCCAGTTCACCATCATCCATCCAATAGCCATAGCTGCTAAAGTTGTTATAGTATCCCAAAGAGCTGGAATTATTAATGTAATAAAATAAATAGCAACAGCTATTAATATAGGTTCTATTATTGACCAATTATTAATTGCTACCTGTCCAATAAACTCAAAGACATTTATTACACCTACTCCTAAATTAGCTATTATAGATAATCCTAAAGATATTCCATCAAAAAATGTTTGAAAACTACCATTAGAAAATGCATTATTAATTTCTGAAATTAATGGACTTAAAGCTTCTAAAGCATCTTCACCTGATTGTGCTAAAGATGTTTTAATATTTGATTGCAGATTATCAAATTGAGCTGCTGCTGATTGATTATATTGTTCTAGCATTTGTTCAGTAAATCCTTTTTTGCTTAATAGTTCATCAAACTTATTAATAAAATCTCCCATATCTTTCGATGCTTTTAAAATTTCAGCATCTGCTTTACCAAACCCAAAACGCTCTTTTAAAGAAACAAAGTCACCACTCATAGCTTCTTTCATTGCAAATCCAGCACCTTGTAGCCCCTGTGTAGGATCCATAAGAGTTAATCTTTCTGATAAACTTGCTAATTTATCAAGACTATCTGTATTCTTAGTAAACTGCATAAACTTTCTAGCATTAGCTGCAAAATCCTCAAATCCAAATACACTTTCATTAGCCTTTTTCTGCAAATTATCAAAATATGCAGTAGCAACTTCTTTGTTTCCCATAATTCCCTGAAGGGTAAATAATTGTTGCTGCAACCCCATTGCTCCACCAATTGTGGCCTTAATTCCCTCTTTAACTGCTTGAAATCCTAAATATCCAGCTACTAATCCCTTAACTTTACCTATTAAATTATCACTTACATTACATCCTTTATTTAATGAGTTATTTAACTTTTCTTGTGAACTTGATGCTCTTTCTTGTGCATTAATCAACTCATTAAATGCAGCATTTGCTTTTATAATTGCTCCTTTTGCCGCATTTAATGAATTAGTGGTTTTTATATCTCTATTTGCTGAATTATTTAAATGATCCATAGCATTTATTGTTAAATTTAAAGCTTGTGTAACTTGTTGTAGAGGTCTTGTCATTTCATCAAACATTTTTAAAGCTGTAGATACTGTTGCTATAACTATCACCTCTTTTAATCATAATAAAAGCACTCTATTTAAGAGTGCCGGAGCTTCTATTTTCTTTAATTAATATATTTATTATAGTATAGGGATATTCTTGCTTTTCTAATATGAGCAAATAATTTTTTCCATTCACTTGAAAGTTTAATCCATCTTTAGCAATTTGTATTGCTGTTATTTTATTTAAAGGTATCTCAAATCCATTTTTAGGAGAAATAAAAATAATTCTTTGATTAGTTATAAATAGACTACCGTCAAAAAAATAATTTACATTTCCTTTTATAGGTCTTGATCTTCCACCACCAGTTCTATAGCTTAATCCTTTTGCAATTCTTAAAGTTATTCCTGATGATTTACCTGTATATCCAACTGTTTCATTTTTGGTTATTAATCGTGTTCCATTAGAAGCATAATAACATTTTTCATTTGGCTTATAAATAAAATCATTTGTTTGTATAATTATTAATTGTCCAGAATCAATACTAGAATAACCATCTTCATTCATATATGGATTATTATTTACTTTTTTAGTTAGTTTTTTCTTAATTTGTTCTTTTTGTATATTCTTTTCTTGTCTTTTCTTTTCTTCTTGCTTTATATACTCTGCACTACTATATTTTTTATATTTCTTAAAGAATAATATATTTACTAATACTAACAAAATATATAGTATGCTAACGACTATATAATCTGATACACTATATTTTCCTATATTTTTTATTATACTAATAACTCCATATATAATATAAAATCCTACTAGAATAGCTAAAGTCAAAAATAAATTTGCTTTTTTATGCATAAAGTACACCCCATTTCTAAATCTAATAATAGCAAATATTGTCTAAAATCTCAATATTATACTAATATTTTATCTTTTTCATGGATTTACTTTCTAATTCGACTTTTAAATCAATACTGGCATATATAAAAGCTTTTTCCTCTCTTGACATTTTAACTAATGTACTAGGAAGTATTTTAAGTTTATGGAGAGCATAGTGAGCATAGACAGCTTCACCATCATCTCCTTTTATTAGTTTTTTGCTTCTTCCATTAACTCCTTCATATTTTTATCATAGCCATTTACAGTACTTACAATACTAGACCATTCAGCATACTCACCATCCATCATTTTTGATTTCATAGCATTTAAAAGAGCTTCTGCTCCCATAACACCCCAGTTAGCCTGAAGTTCAGCATTTTTTAAATCAGGACATACTGTTGTTTCTATAATTAGATTAGCTGTATATTTATCCTGGTTAGTTTCAGCAATTTTCTGCCCTTTTATAAAGCTAATATTTCTGCATTTCTTTCTTATTTCATCACCCTTTTCAGCACTTATAGGTCTAAATTTCATTTTTCTTTTCTTTCCACCTAAAGTTATTTCCTTTTCTATTTCTTCTGTTTCCTCAAAACTATCTATTAAAAACTCTTCGAATTGTCCCATTATTAATTCACTCCTACTATTTTATTATTTTTTTATTCTCCAAATTTCTTTGGTTTATTAAATTTATCTAATAAATCTACATCTTCAAATGTAAATGCCATATCTTCTTCTAAAACTTCTTTATCAATATCTAATAAGGCCATAGGCACTTCATCTAGATTACAATCTTTTAATATAGTTGTTTGCTTACCTATGGTACTTGTTGGATCTTCATTAGTTACTGCCATATCAAAATAAGTATCTACACCTGTTTTCATATATTTAATCATAATTTCTCTGAACAAAGATGTTGCGTAATGAACTGTAAGAGTTCCCTCTCCACTCCATCCAGCAGCTTTATGCTGTGTACCTCTTTTACCTAAAGTCTTACCTTCTGTTTTCTTTTTCTTAACTTTAGCTTCTACTTTTTTTGCATAGAATAGTTCTTCATTTCTTCCATCTATGGTTATATAAGCTCTAGCTTCTTGTCCACTTATAGTATCACTAAACTTCATATAAGACATGCTATCTCACCTCCACATTCATATATAATTTTTCAGGAGAATCTATAGGTTGAACTCCTATATTGGCAATAACAGAATCTTTCTCTTCTCCTTGTAAAACTACAACATCCTCTGGTACAACATTCTCTAATGCATTTTTACCCTGTAAAACTTCCAAAAGTTTAATTATATCTTTTTTGAATAAATTTCTTCCATCATTATTGTTATTACCCTTACCTATATAATTTAAATCCCATATAGATTTTATAGAATTATTTACTTCATCTAATGTTCTTATAACTCTATTTTTTCTATAATCCTTTGATTTAATATCATTAAATGACTTAAGAGTATTTATATCCTGTTCAATTACTACTTTACCGTTATTTATAGTAAATACTATTTCGCCATTTTTTAATGCTTCTATAATTTCTTTATTTGTATATCTAGTATTTACATCAATAGCACCATCATAAACTGAATAAGTATTAGATTGATTTACAGTAGCTCCAGCAGTTGCTCCAGCTACAAACGCCACTGCTTTATCTGATGTTATTTCTATATTTTCTAGTAAAACACCATTTTTAACACTTATAACACCTTCAAAATCTGCTTGTGGGTAATTTTCTAAAACTACCTGTACTTTTTTTCCTTCCTGTTCTCTAAGTCTTTTTATAAAGGTTGTAGCTATAGATTTTATAGATGCATCTTTGGTTGGAATACCCATTGTAACCCATTCATAAGCTTCAACTGCTGCTAAATAATCTGTATAATTTTGATTAGTAACTGTTCCATCTTCTCCACCTGTAAGTGGTAATCCAGCAGTTACCTTTAATTCACTACCTTTAAATTCAACATAATCATTACCTTTTAATTCTGATATTGACTTTACTAACTGCCTATCAATCTTATTATTTTCAAACATAGTTATTACTTCAAATATTGAAGCTTCATCTATATTTTTTTGAATTACTATAGTAATGTTATTTCCTTTAGTTCCAGTATATTTAGCATTTACAGTTAAATTATCTAAGGTTGCAGTAGCTTTTTTTCCTTCATTAAGTCTATAAAGTAATAATGTTTTAGCTCTCTTAAAAGCTTCTCTTATTAAAAGTACACTTTCATCAGTTATATTTATACCTAGTACAGAAGATAAATCATCATCAGCATGTATAGTAATAATCTTCTTTTCAGGTCCCCATGGTAAACTTAATGGAAGTGTTACAATACCTCTTTCACCCATAGGTGATATTGTTTCTTTTTTAGATCTAAAATTTATATATGCTCCTGGTCTAATTTTATTTTGTTTGGTCCATGTTCCACCTGCCATTTAATTCACTTCCTTTTCATTAAACTCTTTTAATTTTTCTTTAGATTCTTCAATTGAATATTGCTCATTTTCATTTAAAAGAGTTTGTAAAATATCTTTTTCAATTACAGAAAACTGTTTAGATTCTAATATTTGTTCTTTAGTGAACTTATTTTCATCCATTCTTTTCTACTACCTCCTGTGTTAATTTTTGCATTTTAACTGAATCAACAGCCTTATCTTTCTTAATAACAGTAAAATTAAAATTCAAATAAAAATGTAAAACACTATCTACAACTTCATGTTTCATATTCATAGTTCTATATAAATCTCCATTAACTTCTATATACTCAAGTAATTCATAAAATTTATCAGCCATATCTAAGCAATCTGAATTTATATCTTCTTTATCACTAAAATAATGAATATCAAATGAGATATATCTTTTGTATCTTTTATTTAATTCTTTATTCTGTTCTGAATCTAAAATCTTAATAAAAAAACAAGGCTCCTCAAAACCTTGTACTATCTCTTCACCATATATATTTATGTTAGGAAATTCTTTATCTAAAGTATTATTAATCCCTATTTTCAAATCATTAGTTATCATGTTTGTTACCTACCATTTAGTATTTGATTTAATAATTCTACTTGCTTATTCTCTAAAAACTTAGGTAGTTGCCTCTCTATTTCTTGCATAGATATTGTGGCCATAAATCTACCCTCTACCCAACCTTTATGATTTCTAGTCCTATGACCATACTCAACAAATGAAGCATATTCAGTATTATTAAATATTTCTACCACATAAGAATTACCCTTTTTTTCTACATTGCTTACTTGCCAGTTACGTCTTAAATTTCCTCCTGCTTTATTAGAATAAACTCCAACTGGAGTACGTTTTTTTATTTTTCTTTCAGCTCTAAAAGCCATTTCTAATAGGAATTCTCTTATCCATCTTTCAATTATTCTTTCATCTAAAGCTTTTTGAAAACTATTTGCCATATTCTTAAACTGTGAATAATCAAAGCTACCTAATTTACTCATTAAGCTTTACCCTCTTTACTTAAAATAATCTCTTGATGTGTATTATATTTAAATCCTTCTCCAGCTTTATATAATTCTTTTTCTCCAAATTTATTTAAAACTGTTATGGTATCACCTTGATTAATAGTTAATTCTGGACCTAAAAAAAGCTTAAGCTCATAAGCAACTTGATTTATAGTATCACTCTGACTATTTTTACTCAGAGTTTGTTTTGATACTTTACAAGGCTTATTTTCATATTTCATTTTAGATACCAATTTAGTTTCTTTGGTAACAGGATCCTTAATCTTTTCTTTACCACCAGTTATGATGCATTTACAATCATACAGACTTTCTACTACTTTTTTAGCTTGTTTAAGTGCTTTATTTAGCATTACCACACCAACTTCCTATATTTATTAAGTTGAGATTTATAATCCTTAAGTAAATTATCTTTAAATTCATTTTCTGAACTTCTGTAACTTATTGATATATCACCTTCACTTATAGAAGAAATAGAACCTAGAGGTGTTTCTTCTTCCCCTAAGTTCTGATTTCTATATGAATCTATAGCCATTTTTATAACTATATTATTTAATTCTTCTGGGACTTCTTTTATATTACAATAATCTTTTATTATCTGAAACACATCATCTAATACAAATTCTAAATAAACATCCTTAGTGTTATCATCTAATGATATACCTAAAAGACTTTTTAATTTATCAAGTTTAAGCATAATTACACCTTCTTATATTTTATGCTTAAATGCTACTATTCTTATTTGCTTAGGTTCATATACTCTTTCCCAGTTAGTCTTTTCTTTTAATTCAGCTCTACTTGGTCCCTCTGTTTTAGCAACTTTGGTATTTGTAAATTTAATTCCTCTTGGATGTAAAATATATGTTTTTCTATTAATTAAGTAATCTACTCCTGAACCTTTTTTCTTATCTCTATCAGTTTCAGTTGGTACAAATCCTACTGGATTACCGTTACCTAATGCAATGGCACCTTGTCCAAATAAATAAGTAGTATATATTCCACTTGAATCTACTGGGCAACCATCATCTACTATAACTCTTTTATCTTGATAAACATCAAATTCTGGACTATCAGAAGGTCTTATAGTTTGAATTAAATTCTGCTTTTTAAGTTCTGATTTAACTGCACTATGCATCATAACACCAGTTAATAATTCTTGTGCATCTCCTAGCTTTTGTTGAGCATCTATAAATGCACTAGCACTCCATTTAGCTTTATCTCCTTCTAAAGATGATATATCAAGTAAATTATCTTTCATACTTGTAGCACTGAATATACCATTAAGAATTGCTATTAACTCCTTCTGCATATCTCTTGCCCAGAATCCTGAAACTAATTGTCCTATTGCTCCCATAGGATCTTTACCTGACATTGCTGCTGATAAATCTGTTGCACTCCACATTTTTGCCCTTCTAAGGATTGCTGCGACATCTTTTTTAGAAGTAATCTTAGCAGCTTCTAAATCTCCATCTTCAATTATTTGCTCTGATTCTCCTGTTAAATCTTCAAAAAATGGCATATTAATTAGTGGACTTGCTTGTGACGCTAGACTATCAAATTCACTGTTATTTGTTATAATTCCACTCTGTATCAGTGCTGACTTCTCCATTGTTTTATTTATTACATATGGATTAAATAATTCTGGTACTATAACATCACTTAATTTTGTTCCCATATTTTATCACCTTTCCTTTTCTTATATATTTACTCCAGCTTCAGATGCCAATTGCTTAGCCTGTTCTGGATTTTCTTTAAATATTTTTCCTTGCTCTGTTAAATTAAAAGAATCTTTTTTCCATGGATTATATCCTTGAGATACTTTAATTCCATCTGTAGGTTTTATTCCTGTGAACTTAGTTTTTTGCTCTTCTGAAAATAAATAAGGATCAGATGTTTTTAAGCCTTTTAGCTGTTCATCTAATCCTATTAATGTTTCACCATCTAATTTTATATTTTCGTTATTTAATAAAGCTTTAACTGCCTTACTATTCTTTGCTCCAGCTTTACCTAAAGCTTTTTCCAATGCGTAATTAAATTGCATTTCTTTTATTTTGTTTTCATAATCTTTAACTTTAGTTTCATACTCTCCTACTTTAGTTTGTAAAGTTTCATTGTCCTTATTATCTTTCTTTAAAGTAGTAATAGTATCATTAGCTGTTTTAAGTTGCTGATTTAAAGTATCAAACTTTTCTTTATCAACATAATTTGAACTATCAACTAAATCTATATCCTTATATTTAGTTTGTAATTCTTCAGGTATTTGTTTAAAATGTTCTCCTAATATTTCACTTAACTTTGACATATTATCATTCCTTTCTTAATTTTATTAATAATAAAAGCACCTACTATTTTACTTAGTAAGTGCTTATTAATTAATATTTTGTTTTTTATTAAACTCTTCTAACTTATCAAACCATATCTCTGATATTTTCTTAAATTCCTCTGTTGTTATCTCAACTTCTTCATCGCTAAAATCACAATATATTATTGTTTTTTCTTTTCCTACATCTGCTCCAAATCCTGTTTGAACTCCAAAATCTCCATTTTCAATCTCGCCTTTCATTGTATCATCTATAGTTTTTAACCATTCTTCTTTACTATCAATGTCTAAAGCAGATCTAGTAAATATATTACTCAATATTTTATATTTATCTTCAAAACACATAAACAATTCTAACTTTCCAAATATCTCTTTAATAATAAATCTATACTTCATATAATCACTCCTTTAAAATTTAGGATATGCTGTCATTATATTGCCCTTATCATCTAAATACATTCCTATTTTAAATCCATAGCTTGTATTACCTATAAATTCATTTGTAGGAGTTTCTATTCTAGAATAATAAGCCTCATTTATAGCATTAACTATTTCTTGCGGCGTCATATCAATTGGGAAAAATGTTGATTTTGCTATTTTAGGTATACCTTCAATAATTACCTTTGCGTTATAAATACCATTTTTATTAACTTTACTTTTGGTTTCTTCTATAATTTCACCTTTTTTAGTTGGCATATTTTCCATATGAAATCCAACTGCCTTACCTCTTTTGTTTATTTCACCTTCAAGGATATGTTTAATTACATTCTTACTTGCAAAATTTTCTGTATGCTTCAATCTATCTAAATTATAAACAGTTTCTAGCTTATATTTATATGATATTCTGTCCCAATCTCCTTTATTATTATACTTTAACTCTTGGAACTTATCAAAAGATTTAGGAATATTTTCTCCTAAAATCTCTTTGTATCTTTCATGCTGTTTTATATCATTAGATTTATTTTTTATTTTCTTTTCAGCTACTTCTTCTTTAGGATTTCCTTTAACATACCTATCATACCATTGTTTATAATCCATATTTCCATCTACATAATTATTACCATCACTATCTCTAGCAATTCTTTCTTCATCTATGCTATCTGGAAAATATGCTACTGTAGTAGTTCTACAATTAGGATGAAATGGTGGAGCTGTAATTCCTATTAATTTATCTTTTAAATCAAATACTTTACCATCCATTTCCCTACATATTTGAGAGGTCCTTAAGTCTAAAGTAGCCAATATTTCATATTGTTTAACTACACCACTTCCACTGTAGCTATCAAATGTAGCTTTAGAAGTTATATATGAACTTTCAGTATTAACTAAGGTTCTAGCTCTATTCTTAGATACATTCATTCTATTAGCTATTATCTTTGATGTTTTATCAATGCTATCTCCTCTTATAAATGACTGTACCAAATTAGTTTGTAATTCCATTGCTAACTTAGATTTATTACTCCAAATTCTACTGCTATAATTATCTCCATTCCATGGTTCTTTTATAGTCTTTTCTATTTTATTAGAATCTAATTTAGCAAAATTTACTCCAACTCCTAAACCCTTTTGAACTTCATATATATTTCTATAATAAGTATCTTCATATACATCATTTAAAAGGCTTGTAACATCTTTATATTGTTTAGAATATAAATTCTCTATTTCATTATTAAGTTGTGTTTGTAAAGCTTGTAGTCTGCTTATTCTAACTTTATAAGATACATTATTAAGTTCCTGTTCCCATTTACCATCTATATTATCTTTGGCCTTATTAGTAAACTCTTTTAAATCCATTTTAAATTCATATAATTGATTAGAATTTAAAAGTTTATTAGCTTCACTTAAACTTATTCTATTATTATTAGCAAACCTTATATAAAATGATTCTATATCTTTTTTGATATTAGCTAATGCTTCATCATATTCAAGTTGCATAGATAATAAATAATCGTCAACCTTCTTATACTGCATTGAAGCTATAGATTCTGAACGCTTCTTCCAATAGTCTTTATTCTTCATTTAGACCATCACCTTCAGTACTATCATCCTTTAGTTGAAAATTAGGATAAACACTTTGCTGATCTTCTTTTTCCTTTTTTATTTTGTCTAGTTCATCTTTAGTGGACCATGGATGGTTAGAAACTATAGTTTCATTCGATATAATACCTACTGAATTTTGACAATTACTAATACTATCTGATTCATTTATAAGAGTATCTCTATTAAATATAAAATCTACATTTTCATTAGTAAAATCACCTTGTCTAGTATTGATTAAATGCTGATTTATAAACCATAGTAAGTATTCTAATGAAGCTTGGAACTCTGTTTCTATGATATTACAGTCTAAATCTAAATCATTATATAAAAACTTTAATGCAATACCACTTGGGCTATTGCCAAACTTATCTGATTGAGTATCTACTCCCCTACCAAACTCATATATATCTTTTCTAGTTTGTTCTATATGAGTTTTATAAGCTTCAACATTAATCTCTAAGTTTCTTGTTTCAACTCCGCCATCACCAGTAACTTTAACTGCTCGATACAAAGCCATATTCTTTCTAAACTCTCCAAGGTTTGTACCATCATAATCTTTAAGCACATAAATAGAATTAGGAAGATCCTCTAAGTTATTGCTATTGTCACTTTTATTTCTGTCATAATCATCAACAAGGCTTTTAACAAACTTAATAAGCGGCTGCTCTTCATCATTATATTTAAAATATACAAAAGGCACTTTAGACCAGGTAAATGACTTTTTATTTCCTTTATCATCTACCATACTAAAATGCCCTGTATCTTCTGGCGCTTCAACATCAGGTACTAACTTACCATTATCTTCTACATACCTTAATACCTTTTCTGTATCCCAATATTCTGCTTTAATTACTGTTTTTTTTGTATGCCCTTCATAAACTATTATTTGATATACTCTAATAACTGCATCTAATTTAGTATGCTCTGAATCCTTCCATAACGGAATTATCTCTTCACTAGGTAATCTTTTAAATCTTAGTTTACCTTCATCATTATAATAAACCTGTGCCCACGCTATACCTTTATTAATTGCATCTTTGCCTAGATTTTTAAGTAATCTCATAAATGATTTATCAAAAACATAATCTAGTATATCTTTATATTGAATATTGTTAGTTTGAATAGCTAAAGGTTTTGATAATAAATATCCTACCTTTTGGTCTACTAGTTTTCTAACAAAGTTATGTACTAATTTATTATTAGCTAAGTTTTTAACTTCTTCTAACTGACCATCTTCCCCTATAGCCATTCGTCTACGTTTAAGAATATCACTATCACCTTTGTAATATCTTTCTCCATCTAACATAAGCTGTCTTGATTGAGAGGTATTCCAATCTTTAATATCCTCTTGAATTATCTCTTCTAAATTCATAGTACTATTAGCTCCAGTAGTTAATATTGATTTTATCTTACCCATCATAGACATACTTACCACCTCCTTAATCAAATGATATTGAATTTCCTTTCATTTCATCTTCTAGACTATATCTTAATGCATCTATTAAATGGTTATCCTTATCTACTGGTATAGGAAGGATATTGCCATTCTTATCTTCTTTATATTTATACTTGCTTATTTCATTTTTGAAGTTTTGACATCTCGGATGTATTATAATTTCTAAACCTTGTAAAAACTTAATTCCATATTCAATACTTCCTGGTCCCTTCTTTGCTGATTTAGCATTTACCCTTAGTTTTTTAAATTCAGCTACTGATTTAGGTTCAGCACTATCACATATCACTCTACTTGAACCAGCCTTTTCTTTTACTAAAGGAGCTGATTCTTCATTTAACATTCCAACTACTTCTATTTCATCACATATATAAAGCCTTTTTCTTGTCTTATCTAAATATGATTTTATATACGCAAAAGGATCATCAGCAAATCCCCAGTCAACTCCATGCCTATAATTATCAAATGTCTTTTCAATATCACTAAAGTCTTGCACTTTCCAATTTTTAAATATAACAGCTCCAAGAACTCCCCAGTTACCTAATGTATAAACTTCATAATAATATGGATCTGTTTCATTTTCTAATGCTGATATATCATCATCAGTTAAAAACTTATTATCTTTATATGTGGTTTTAAGAATAGATACATTATTCTTTTCTACATACTGCTTATTATCTTCCCAAATATTAAAATATTCATTGTATAACCAATGGTCCTTAAGTATTGGATTAAAACTTAAAGTTAATCTTTTGGTTACATCTGACCTTCCTCTAAGTCTTTTATCTAATTGTTTAACTGCTTTATATTCTGTTTCGGTTGCTTCCTCTACCCATATATCAGTTATTACCCCATCTACTGGAGTAATTGATTTAATCTTTTCAACATCATCTAAACCACAAAATAGTATTTGTTTTTTATTTATTTTACAAGTAATTATCATATCTGTTTTATTAACTTCAAAGTAATTAGCAACCTTAAAGTTACTTATTGCTTTTGTTATTTCATTAAGACATGATCTCTTAATTGTATTTTGAACATTTCTAACTATTAAGTAATTTCTATGACCATTAAGTACATCTAAAACAGTTCTTTGAGCTAAAGAAAAAGATTTACCTGAAGATGAACCTCCAAAGTAAATTTGATAACGGTTATTATTATTTAATTGATGTTTTAAATATATAGGGTTGAATATATTGGAATTAATATTGAGTTTAAGTCCCATATTCTTCACCGTCAATTGTTATATTGACTTCGTTAGATACATTTCCACTATGCTCTACTTTATCTAAAAAAGCACCGCTAGTTTTTGCTATATATTCGGATGCTTTTAATCTATCCTTAGTTTCAACTTCTTTATCTCTTAATACATTAGTCCAGAACTCTTTAACTTCTTTCATATCAGCTATTCTTTTGCTTTCAATAGTTTTATTTCTTTCCTCTATATAATCTTTTATGTGAGGTTTTGTGAGGTTCTCATATCCTGTTTCTTTTGCTGTTCTTTTACTATATCCAGCTTTTATCGCTGCTTCTGTGGCATTGCCTAACTGTATATAATAATCAGCAAATGCCTTTTGTTTTGATGTTAGCTTCACAATGCCACCTCCTTATCTTAATGTACAAAAAAGAGCACCTAAATCAATAGATGCTCTTTTTTGTTAACGATATTTTTCGCCATCAGTGCTTACTTTATATTTACATTTATGAAGACATTTAGTGCACTTTGCTATTAGATCAAAATCAAGAAAAACTTTATTTCCATCATATGATTTTGTATAAACAATTAATTCTGCATTTTCATCTTCAACCCATTTAAATTTCTCGCCACATATAGCACATTTTTCAATACCGAAATATTTTTCTTTTACATTTCTTGAACACATATTTCTATTCATATTTTAACCTCCATATGTAAGTACTTTTACTATTTATTTCTGCACTTAAGAAGGTTTTCCTTCATAATTCGTTTATCATTTTCTCTTATATTTTAAACTAACAGTAAATCATATTTGGTGTATTTTAACATAGTTCAAGAATATTTATTCATTAGTCCCTTCATATTTCTCAATATTGTTTAAATAAACCTTTCTTACAAAATCATATTGTTCTTTATTCAAATTGTCTACCTTTTTATTATATTGTAGTATCTTAAACATACTATAAACTTCGATTATGTTTTTACTCAATTCTGAATCTATTGATATAATTTCAGATTTTATTTCACTAAATTCTTTAAATATAAACCTATCTGAGTCATAGGAATAATTATTAAATGGTTTTTCGTTATTTTTAAAAAATGTTTTAATTCCTGGAATTGCAATATTAAAGTTATAGGTTATTTCTTGGCATATAAATGTTTTAAACATTCTTTCTAGATTTTTTTGTTTTTGTAGTTGATTTTTTAAATCTATTTGTTTTTGGTAATTCTTTTGCTGATTTGAACCCAAAAATACTCCCATTATTCCTATAAATGCAGAAATTATAGCAGATATACAACTACTGTAAAGATTGATTATAGTATCTATTGATTTTTGAGGGAAAATTATAGGAATAAAATATAACATTCCTTTCCCAATAATTCCAATAGTAAAACAAACCCATATAATAACTATTAAAACTGTTGCTATCCTTTCTATATCATCAATTAAAAATAATATTGAATTTATTAATATAGTTATAGCTAAAGCTAACAAACTTATTGAGATTAAAATTGTACTTACTATGTTAAATCCAATTATTTTCCCCAAAATGTTTAATCCTATGAAAACAATTAATACTACATATATTTTTTTATATGGAATCTTTTTTAATATTCTTTTTGTGTTTATTTTTAAATTTTCTATATTCATTTTTCCTCCTTTATATGCAACTAATTCTACATTATAAAGGATTTTCTTACTTTTTCAATTTTATTTTTATTTCTTTTTTAAGTAAGTATGTAAAAAGCAATTAACCTATAGTATGGAGCAAATCATCCACCTTAGCTAAGTACTTTGGTTAATATATATTAACTTTTATGAATATGTCTTATTTTTTATAATGCAAAAGGCACCCGTTGCCGAGTGCCCTGTCACCACGGTTTGTAAGTCCCTTGTGGTTTTTCTATGATACAATATTATCACATATATACAGTAAATGTTCCGTTTTATTTACGACTTATTTCCGTATTTTTTACGTACTAATCAATAAACTTTTCTTTAATCCATATATTAGGAGCTATCTTGTTAATTACTTTTCTTTTTATTCTTCCACAATAATCTCCATCCATATTAAGCATAACACCAACCTTTGTCCAACCATAACCTCTAATGCACCTATACTCTATTATTTTCCTTTCAATTTCATCTAATGGCTCTAATGCATTATCTATCTTATTTATTAACCTTTGTTTACTATCTTTTTCTCTAATAAGTTTTTTAATTAGGTTTTCTTTTCTTAATAACTCATTTTCTACACTTGAATTAAATTTATTAGTTGGCGTTGATCTTTCTTCATAAGAAATTCCAGATACTCCTTCATATTCTGCTTTTAACTCTTGTATATCTATTTCAGTATTTTTAATTTCTGTTTTTATATCTATATAATTATATAAAATACCTTCTGTTTTTCTATAGTTATTATCTGACACTTAATCACCTCTTAACTTTGAATAAAAAATACTATATTATTCAATTTATGAATTATATAGTATTAAAATATAATTATTTAATAAATAAATTTTTAAATATAGATTCTAAAACTTGAATATCTTGACTATTTTCAGCTAATCTATATTTTGTATCTTCTGACATAATGTTATTATTATTTAGTTTTTTTATATCTTCCTTTTCAAATCCTTTATATAATAATAGTTCATCATCACTAATTTCCATAATTTCTATATTTATATTTTTAATCTCATTATCTAACTTAATATTATTAAATTTTACAACTTTCAATATTAAATTAAATAATATATCAGAAAATAAATTATATAACTTCATACATGTTTCATTTTCTGTTAATGGATACATCAATTTATTATCTTCATCCAAAAATATTACATTATATTTTGATAAATTAGCATGAGCTAATAAGTTTCTAAATTTTCTAATTCCTATTTTTTTATCATTAAGAAAATTACATTCAATATCATTAATATAATCATATTTTTTTAATTTATCTATTATATCAATAAATCTACTCTCATAATCTTCTATTACGCTTTTAAAAATTACTTCTGTTATATTAAATAAATTAAATAATAGTATTTGTCCTTCTTCGTATTCCTCTAATCTATAGCAACTGCCTAATAAATTCCCCAAACATCTAGAATATTGCCATACATAATCAATGACTTCAATTTTGCTATACATTAAAATCCCCCTTATTTAAATATTATTAATTTATAACTATACTTATAAATCAATATTTGCCAAATGTCAATTTTAATACCGCACTATTCAATTTTAAAAGAACACTTTAACTTAATTTAGAGAATAAAAGATTCTATCTCCTAAATTAAAACTATTTATCTTACATTTCTTAAATCAAATTTAGTCTGCTTATCGGCCCTTTTTAGCATATTAAAATCTTCTTGTTCAAATCCATCTAGCAAATTAGGAATAGGACTTATAGTAGTTTCCCATCCATAACCTAATGTTCCTAAAACTTCTTTTCAACCTTTTATATCTGGTTCTACTACCTTATCTCCATCTATTTGCTTTAAGCAACTATAAATATGAGCTACAATTTGTTCATAACTTATTCTAGACATCCAAAATTCCCTACTTTCTATAATGAATTTATACCCTGTTAGTTGAGTTAATTGAGCTGGTGCCTTTTTTATTTTCATTACCCAATCTGTTTTTCTATTTATCTCATCTGTTACATAATCTATATCTTCCAAAAACAATATATTTTCTATATTTACACTTGTTAAAGAAGGTGATAATTCTATAAGATTTGCTTTTACTTTTTTTGCTATAGGATAATAAATATCATTCTTAATCCAATGTTTACAGTCATACTTTCCATTATTTAATTCTCTAATCTTTTGTACTCTTCCATCTCCATCTGATGTTACAAACTGTAAGTTGTAACCAATACAATCTATTTCTTTTATTTCTCCTGTTCTATCATTTACAATCTTTATTTTTGTCATTTCTTTTTATTCTCCCTTCTTATCTTGTTTAACTTATCATAATCTATCCAACCAGTATTGCTGTATTTTAATGATCTAGCTACCCAAGTAAGTTTTAATTCTGGATATTTATAGTCAAACATTTTTCTTCTCATTTCACCTTGTTGAGTACTCATTCCCTTAATATCTATAAGTTCCTCGGAACCATCTGTATGATAAATGAGAAAATCAGGTGCATATGTTATTGCCCTATATGCTTTTCCATTCTTTTTAAAGCTTGGTTGCAATTCATATTTAGGTTGCAATTCAAAATTTAATATCTTACCTTCTGCTTTTAACTTTTTAAGATATTGATAGTATTTCCCTTCATCTTTACTATCAAATTTTATTCCATCTATAACTATCTTTTGTGATTTATATTTACTCATAACCCCTCCATAAACCTTAAAAATTACTTTCTAAGCTCTTTTAAGCACTTCCTACATATATTTTTACCTTTATAGTTTATAACGTCTCTAGCGTCTCCACAGAATATACAGCTTGGCTCATATTTCTTTAATATGATTTGTTCTCCATCTACATAGATCTCTAAAGAATCCTTTTCTTCTATGTTTAATGTTCTTCTAAGTTCCTTTGGAATTACTATTCTTCCTAATTCATCTACTTTTCTAACGATTCCTGTTGATTTCATTTTCTTCTTCCTCCTACAATCTTCTTCCAAGACTTAATTTCTTTTTATACAGAATCTCTCTATTTCTGCATTTTTTAAGATATTTTTTTCTAGCCTTTAACTCTTCATTTATCTTTTCAGCAGCTTTAATAGCAGCTCTCTTTATTAGTAAATCTAAATAACTCATTTTTTCACTCCTAACAAATTATTTTAGAATCTCTATTCTTATCCCTGTTTCAGGTTCCCAACCATACTGAGTAATAACTTTGTCTTTATGTTCTAAGTTAATAGTTTGTACTAATAAATCTGCTTTAAGCTTCTTAGCCTCCTTATCAGACCTCCAAAGTATCAAGATACACATTTGAATGACATCAAATGTTTCTCTAATTATATTTTTCAGATTCTCTAAATTTTTATTTTCTTGCCACACTCTTGAAGCTTCTATAAGTTCTGCTGCTTCCTCCATAAATTTATCTTCTATATCTGTAAAACTAACTGCTTCATTATCAATATTTAGCTTTTTATTTTTCTTGAGTATATGCATTAATAGTTTCAAAATCATTCCTCCTTAGCTTACTACTACTTTTTTATTTAAAATAGTTTCTAATGCTTTAGAATATTCTTGAGTTATGATACCTTTCTTAAATGATTCATTAGGATTAATATTTATAACACCATGACTTTCAGATATTTCAGTATTCATAAACCAAGTTCTATAAGATGTTTCACCAAATTGTTTAAATATAAATTCATGAATTTGAGTAGGAAAGGAAAGAGGTGGAAGTTGAGGTGTTTTTTCTTCCCCTTCTTTTCCTTCTTTATCATTCTTTTCTTTATTATCATTCTTATCATTCTTGTTAGGTGTTAGCTCTTTGTTAGGTGTTTGTGAGCTGTTTGTTAAGTCTTTGTTAGGTGTTTGTGATGTGTCTGTTAGCTCTTTGTTAGTTTGTTTGTTAGTTTCATTTTCTGTACCTTGGTAAAGTCTCCAGTTTACTAGGTTTATAAGCCTTCCTGTCTTTGTTACTTCCTCTGTTAGAAATTCATACTTTTTAAATTTTTTAAGTGCAGTTCTAACATTTTGTTCTGAAATTCCTTTGCCACAACGTTTAACTATGCTATCAATTGAAGTAACAAATTGTCCTGGTTGAGCTTTAAATTGTTTTCCTTTCCACTCCCATTCTCTGCCTTGGTGGTTTGCCATTCCAAGTAGTGCTATTAATACAACCTTTTGTTCTGGAGTGGAACTTTGCCATATTGCTTTTTCAAATAATTCTCTATATAATTTAAACCACCCTTGGCTCATATCTGCCTCCTATAAATTAATTTCTAAGCCTTTATCTGCAATATAAGTAGGTTTACCTGTCAATCTTTCTATTTCTGTTTTAAACTGCTCTGAATTACTATTTCCATCACTTAAATGAATAAGTAATATTTCTTTAGTATCATTTAAATCCGTTGTTTTTAAAAAGTTCTTCACATTATCCAGCTCAAAATGAGATTTAATAATTCTACCTTTTAAAGTTTGTGGTAATTGTTTTTCTTTTAATATTTCTAAACTGTAATTGCACTCTATCATTACATGATCTATATCTGAAAATTTATATTTGCAGTAATAACTATCTGTAATAAATAAAAGCTTTCCTATATCATTGTGATAAATTAAAAATCCAAGTGGTTCATTTGCATCATGTTCTGTTTCAAATGGTAATATAATAAAACTTCCTATCTTAATTGTTTTTTCACTTATAAGTTTATTTATCCTGTATCCACTATTTATATCAGTAAATTCAATTCCAGCAATAGTTCCTTCACTTAGATATATATCTATTCCATTATTAATTAAATCATTTGCTGCTTTGCTATGATCCTTATGTTCATGACTTATTAAACAGCCTACTACATTACTTAAGTTGAAATTTAAACCATTTAAAATTGTCTTGTATGGTAATCCACATTCTATAATTAAAGTTTCATTTTCATTTTGTAAGAGATAGCAGTTTCCTGAACTGCCACTCCCTAATACTTTAAGTTCCATCTTAGAATCCTGGTCCTTCCATCATATTAACCTGTCCTGGTATTACTTCATTCTCTTTAAATTCAACTTTTTCGGTTTCAACTGTTTCAATATGTTTAATTGGTTCTACTGTTTCTGAATTTAAACTTAAAGGTTTAGAATTTGCCTTCTCTTTTATCTCTTCTTGAACTTCATAATCAACATTAGTTAGCATATCTTTTTCATCATAGGCTTTATCTGTATTATTAAATGATTCAATTAATAGATCACTATCATCTGATGTATTTGCATACATTTTGCAAGCTCTATTTAATACAGTTTTCTTAGCCATTTCATCCGTAAAATTATTATGTGCTCCACTATTACCTTTTGCATACCCTTGATTCCATGAGTTTCTAATTTGGTTTATATTCATAACTTCTGTATGAATTGGACCATCTTCACCTAAAACTACTGCAAAAGCACCTTTAATTTTATTTATATCTATATTTTCAAATTTAGGATTAAACTTTGTTATCTTAAGAGTTGCTGTATCTATGTTATATTCCTGTTCAAATTCATCACCTTCATAAATACAGTATGCTTTAACATCTTTAATTCCTTTAAGTCTTTTAGTTACTGCTACAGTTCCCATATAACTTCTCATTAACTGTAGTTTCTTTCCATAAGCTACAAAATAACATTGTTTTTTAGCTGGACTTAAACCTTGTATAACCATATCTAGTAAAGTATTTGCTATACTCATTTTGCTGCAAGTTTGAAGTACTGGTTTCTTTTCTTTATCTACTGTTTCTGAAAGTATTAAGTAAGCACTCTTTAAAGCATTTTCAGCACTGTATCCTTTAGGAATAACTAAATCTCCTTTTTTATTTAAAGCTTGTACTCTTGAAAGCACTTCCTCTGTAATATTTTTTTCTTGAACTGTTACTGCTGTATTTTTTTCAGCCATTTTACATTACCTCCACTTTTAAATTTTTATCTTTACTAACAATAAGATTTATAATTTGAGAATCTGTATCTATAATTTCATTTATTGATTCTCTATTATCAATAAATATAGGAGCTTGTACATTGTAGTGCTTACATAAAGTATTGATAATATCTAATCCTGCATTAATCTGACTAGCACTATTAGCATTACTAAATGGAACTCCATCTATCAAAGCTTCACATGACTCATTTATTCCTGAATTTACTTGAACATCAAATAACTTAAAGGTTACATATTTAAACTTAGAATTAATTGAAGATTCCAATAATTCTACTTTTGTTTTTATAAACTCTTCACATAAGAACTCCTGACCTTCAAGTTCAGCAAATGTATTTGAAAGAGATCTTTCTTCTTCTTTAAGACTTTCTATTCTATTTTTAAGCTCTTCATTTTGTTCTTTATGACCTAATTGCTTAGTTATTTCTTCAAGTTCAAATTCTAGCTTACTTTTTCTTTCTTTAAGCTCTTGAACTTGATTATTAATAGTATCTGGTTGCTGTAACTTATTTTCAAGTTCTACAATTTCAGCTTTTAAATCTTCATATTCCTGATTATTTATTAATGGATTTATTGATTTGAAGTTATCAATTTGTTCTTGAAGTCTTTCTTCTGAAATCCTCAAATCATTTAACTCATGATTTGAAACTTTAATTTGAAAATTTACTTCTTCTAATTTCTCTTTATATTTATTTAATAAATCAGTATATCCCTTACCTTTCACTTGAATTTCCTTAAGAGTCTTAGCTTTATTAGAATTAAAGTTTTCCTGCAAGTCTTGTTTTATATGCTGTATCTTTTCTTCATCAAAGGCCCTTTTACAAGTAGGACATACACAGCTACTTTCATCAAATTTAAATACTTCTTTATTTTCTTCAAACCACTTATTTCTTTCGTCATCACTAAGCTTTTTATATTTTTGTATATCATATTCTATATTGCTTTTATCTGTATTTAAGGAATTAATATAATACTCTAATTTCTTAATATTTAATTTTAAAGTATTAAGATTACTTTCCAATTTTCTCTTTGGTTTATCCGATTCCATACTTGCCTTATACTCAATATCTCTTAATTTAGATTTCAAAGAATATAGTTTATCTTTTTCTTTTAAAAGTTCATCTCTAACTTTAGAACCATCTATAAGTTGCTCTTCTAAACCTTTTATTCCACTTATGATTCCTTTTCTTTTAAAATCTAAAGCTTCAAAATCTATATCATTTTTTATTGAATTACTAGCCTCATCTATTCTTATTGGAATAGCTTTTATTTCTTCATTTAGCTTTTTTTTCTTAGCTTGTACACTCTTCTTTAATGTATTTATATCCTTATCATCTAAAAGCTTTTCTAATGGCTTTAGATTACTTCTATAGTTAATAACCTTATCATTAGAAATATCTCCTATAATATTTAAAAGTACATTTCTTCTGTCCTGCCATTTCATATTTGCACTAAAATAAAGAGGGTTAGTAATTAATTTAAATAAGTTTTCATCTATAATTTTATTTATAGTTTCTTGGTATTCTTTTTTCTTTACTGGTACTTCATCCATACTATATAAAGTTTCATGTCCTGTAAGCTGCTTATCTGCTTCACCACGCTTCTTTGTCCACTTCTCCTTATATATTTTTGAAAGTTTTATGTCCTTTCCATCTATATTTAGAACTCCTATAACTTCATGATCTAATCCATGAAGTACCTCTCCATTTTTATCTAATGTTTTAATCTCAAATGATGTTCTATCTTTACTATCCTTATCAAATAATAACCATGTAAAAGCATCTACTATAGTAGTTTTTCCTGTACCATTATCACCATAGATATTAGTTATATTAGAAAAATCTACTGAAAAACTCTTCATCCCCTTAAAGTTCTTTAACTCTAAAGACTTAATAAAAATATTTTTACTCATTTATATTTTCCTCCTCCACTATTTCTAGTAATGTATCTATATCTGTCTCCTTTAGATCACTAACTTCATTACCAGTTCTAATGTCATAAACTTGTCCATTGTCAAAATCTAAGTACTTGCAATTTTTCATAAAATGACCTATCATTTAATTGAGTTTTTTGAGTAGCTCTTATCTGTTTATAGTTGGCGCTATAGATAAGAACTACTTTTCTTTATTTATAAACTCTACAAGCTATAAGATAAAGAAACCCGAAAACTATAAGTATCATTAAAATTGCAAGTAACTCTTCATAGACTTTGCTGACAATTTTTAAGATTGTAATAGCTTTTTTCAAAGCTTTTTTATTATCAACTAAATCATTATTTTCCTTGATATCTTCTAGTTGATTTATAGTATCTTTTAGATTCATATTTCCTCCTTAATCTCATCTAATTCATAACCTGGCATAAGAGTAAGTATAGCTTTTTTTAAAAGTTCTTTTTGTTCCTCTTTACTTATACCGCTAAATTTTGGTTCAGCTATTATTATTTTTGTTTTTTTATTTATAACTATTTCTTTATAAGCCATAATTAAGTCTCCTTTTCTTTTATACTTTAATCTCTATACTCCATATTTAAGTGCATACTGCCTTATTATATTTACATAACCATCTATAAGCTTTTTATCTTCCGCTATTACATCTAGGACATTAGTTTTATTTATCTTACTTTTACATACACCTTCTAAAGCCATTCTTTTTTGTTTTTCAAGTAATCTTCTATTTACATCAACTCCAAGCCTAGTATCTAATAACTTGTAAATTTCTCTTTTTAAAAGATTTACCTGTGAAAAACCTCCTAACTTATTTGCTATCTTATTTATTATTGCTGTAGTTTCTTTTCTCCATCCATTACTGTCTAGAGTAATAGCACTTCTCATAGCTTCTATTTCTTCTTTATTTTCTTCTCTAACTAAATTTATTTTTTCTTCAAGTTTCTTTTGATTTAATTCAATATTGATAAGAGCCTGTAACTGTGGACTTAATCCATCTAAATTAGTTTTTCCTTCTTTTACTCTGAAATAAGTTTCCTCTAATTCCTCATATACATCCCATGCTTTATCGGTATCAAGAATTTTTGCATGTCTTGCAACACCTTTTTCTGTCCACAAGTAAAGAGTTGGAGCAAACTTTATAGGTTCCCTAATTTCATTGGGTAAGCTATTTTTAAAATCTTTCAGTACTTGTCCATTAAGTTTTATAAAATGTTTTCCTTCTTTAAACCTAAATTGATTATTACTAAAATTCATTTGTATATTTTTTTCTTCTGTTCCGAATTCTTCTGCTAAAACTTTTGTTGTAATTATTATTTGATTTTTAAATTCTAATGGTATTAAATTACCCATAAGCTATCCTCCTTAACTAATTTTTCGTTGCTTATTTGGGATATTATTTGTAAAAAAAATTTCCGTTATATCATTTGGATTTTTTATATTAAAAATAGAAATGATATCTACAGCTTCTCTTATAGTAAACTGAGTACGTCCATTAAGTTTAGCATTTAAACTTTGAGTTGTTATGTTTAATTTTTTAGCCAATTTACTTTGAGAACAATTATTTTCTTTCATAATTCCCTTTAATTTATTATAAATCATCTACTCACCTCCGTTGCATATTTGGGATGATTAAATCATAACACCTCTTTAATTGTTCGTCAACCCATTTATGCAACTTTTTTTTATATTTTTTAAAATAATCGTTGCATTTATGAAAAAATATTTTATAATTATATTATGAGGTGATTAAATGACGCATTTATTTAATAGTGAAAATATGAAAACAATAATGAAAAGAATTCAAGAAAGACGATTAGAATTAAAACTTTCATATCAAGATTTAGCAGTTAAAACTAATATGAGTAAATCTACATTACAAAGATATGAAACTGGCTCTATAAAAAATATGCCTATAGATAAACTAGAAATAATAGCTAATGCATTAAATGTAGATCCTGTTTGGCTTTTAGGATTACAAAAACAAGAAAAACCTTCTGTTAATAATAATTTATCCAAGGAAGAAAAAGAACATATAGAAGATTTAAGAAAGCTAAATGACTTAGGTAAGAAAAAAGTCTTTACTTATACTAAAGATTTAATTGAAATGCCTAAATATCAAAAGCAAATATGGGAAGAAGAAGGAAAAGAACATTTAATGCCTATTGCTTGTCATGATGATAATTTGTCAGAAGAAGAAAAAAATATGATGAATTCAAAAATAGAAGAATATTTAAAAAATCATAAATAATATCTTCAAGGGATGGGAGGTATTATTAATGGCAAACTATGATGTTTTAATAAAAGAAGCTGAAAAAGATGGTATTGAAGTTATAGAAATTAATTTTGGTGTTAATAGCCCTTGTGGTAAATGTATTGGTAATAAAATATTTATAAATTCTAAAAATAATATTAAAGAAAAAACTTGTGTCTTAGCAGAAGAATTGGGACATTTTCATAAAACAGTAGGAAATATATGCAATCAAAATAATATAATTCATAAAAAGCAAGAACTTATAGCTAGAAGATGGAGTTATGATAAAAATATAGGTCTAGTGGGAATTATAAATGCTTTCGAATATGGTTGCAAAGGAAGATATGAATTAGCTGAATATCTAAATATTACGGAGGAATTTTTACAAGAAGCTTTAGATTATTATAAAAGTAAATATGGTTCCTGGTATGAATTAGATAACTATATTATTAGATTTGAACCAACATTAGGAGTCCTTAAAAAGTTTGAGGATTTCTAATGATTATTTTATAAATCAAAAAGAACATACATTCTCTATTGATGAACTAAAAAGATTAGGAGGTGATTTTATGAAACAAGTTGCTCTATATTGTAGAGTATCTAGTGATGATCAGAAAGAAAGAGAAACAATAGAAAATCAAGTTGAAATACTTAATACTTATATAGAAATGAAAAATAATTTAAATACCTTTAAAAAATATTTAGATGATGGAATATCTGGCACAGTTCCTTTTAATGAAAGACCTGCTGGTAAAGAGAACTTATAGAAGATGCTAAAAAAGGATTATTTAATGCTATTTTAGTTTGGAAAATTGATAGATTTGGAAGAGATACTCTAAGTGGCTTAAGTGCTATAGAACTTTTAAGAAAATATAACATAGAAATAATTAGTATAACTGAGCCGTTCGATTTAAATACAGCAACAGGTAGATTTCAATTTATAACTTATTTAAATATGGCTGAATTAGAAAGAAATAATATATTAGATAGAATGTTTCTAGGCGCAACAAGAGCCGCTAAAAAAGGTAAGTGGCTTGGCGGAATTGTTCCTTATGGCTATGAAGTTAATGCTGATGGTTATCTACAAATAAATGAGGAAGAAGCTAAAGTTGTAAAAGAAATATATAATTTATATGTTAATAAAAACTATACATCAATAGATATATCTATGTATTTAAATAGTCTTAATATACCCACAAATAGTTTTAGAAATAGTAAAGGTAAACGTAGAAAAGGCTTAACAGGTAAATGGAGACATAATAGTATTCTTAGAATATTATCCAGTAGTACATATAAAGGTATTCATGAGTATGGTAAACGTGGAACAAGACGAAAGGAAACTATTTCTAGAAATGTTCCTGCAATAATAGATGAAGAAATTTGGAATAAAGCACAGATTCAAAAGCAAAAAAATAATTATTGTAACCCTCGCAATTGTCATAAGAGAACTTATTTATTAAGTGGAATATTAAAATGTGAACGATGTGGTAGAAATTTTCAGGGAGTTTCGTATAAAGATAAAAGTTCTGTTTATGTATGTGCTACTAAAAGAGGTGACAAAAAGCGAATCCTGGGAGAAACTTGTGATAACATAAATGTAAATGCTGAAGTTATGGAAGAAACAATGTGGAGTCTAGTAAAGCAAATATTATTAAATTATGAAAAGGTAATTCCAAGTTTAAATAAAAGTAAAATTTCTTCTAATGAGAAAAAAAAGAATTTATTAAAACTGAAAGAAGAATTTAATAAAAAAGATAAAGAAAAAGATAAGATTTTAACTTTATTTAGAAAGGATTTAATAAGCGAAGATGATGTTGAAAAAGAAATAAAAGCAATAAAAGATGAGAAAAACAGATTAAATAAATTAATACTCCAAATTGAAAATAATCTAGTTAATTGTCAAGAAAAATTAAATTCTTTTACAGAAACAATAATAGAATATAAAAAGAGTATAGTTAACTGCTCCAGAGAAAAAAAGAAAGAAATTATAAAGTATTTAATAAAAGAAGTATTAGTTAATTTTAAAATTGAAAATGGTAGAAAAGAACTTGTAATTAAACCAACTCTAAACTTCAACGTCAACTTTAATGTCTACAAGGACATGGATTGA